CTCAACCGTTCTGCAACTCCAGGGCGTTCTGAATGCCCTGGGCGATCCGGCTTACGCTGCTGAACTGGCTACCGGCCGATTCGCTGGCCTGCCGTTTGTGGCCTCGACCACTGTCGACAAGGATGTGATTATCCTCATCGAAACTGCTGAGGTTGCCTTCGCTCTGTCGGCTCCGGAAATCAGCACCTCGATGGAAGCCACCCTGCATGAGGAGGACACTGCTCCTGCTCAAGTCGGCGGTTCGACCACTCCGGTTCGCAGCTTGTTCCAGACTAACTCCTGGGCAATTAAAACCGACTGGGTTGAGTCTCATCTGGTCATGCGTACCCCAGCTGTCGGAATCCTCGACATCTCGGCTTGGGTCTAAGCTAAAAATTAAGGCCCCGAAATCCCTCGGGGCCTTAACTTATCCAAGGAATAGACATGTCGAAAAAGTTAATCTGGCAACACAAACTTCATGCGCTTTCGAGCAAGCTGGGTTTTCGCTGGTTGGCTAAGGCAACAGCCGAGCAGCTTATTGCTGATGATGTCGCTCAGCGCACTGAGATTGGCGCACACAAATTCAAGTATCTTGACCGGACGCCATTAGCCGTTCCGGTGGCAAAGAAAGCAACTGTTTCAAAGAAAGCTCCTACGACTGCTGAGGAATAAGCAATGGCCAACATGGCTGCGCGGTCAATTCAAGCTATCCGAAAAATCTTTCACACGGGTTGGGCTGCTGAAGGGCAGCCTCGACCCAGTGCTGGAATCTCTATCTTTGGCAACAGCTTCCCCATACCTTTCGGCAATGGCTGGGAGCGCGGCCTTACCTATGACGGCAAAGGTGGCAATGGAATCATCTATGCCTTGGTTCAGTGCTATGTGATGGCTCTGGGAGCCTCTGGCCTTGAGTACCGGCGCAAGTCGGAATCAGGCGGTTGGGAGGTCATGGAAAAGACGGCCATTACTCGACTGCTGCGAAACCCTAACCCAGCTCAGACTCAGGTCGAGTTTGTTTCTTATCTGGTCTCCTGTTTGATGTATGAGGGCAACTTCTATGCCGCCATCGAAAGGAATGACCGATTCGAGCCGATAGCTTTGTGGCCACTGCCCTGTAACCGGCGCAGGGCTGTAATGGCAAGCGATGGCTCCCTGTATTACGATGTGACGGGCAATTATGACTTTCTGGACAAGGGCGACATGGATGCCCTTTGGCCTGCTCGTGATGTCCTGCATATCAAGCTTCCGAGTCGTTCGGATATTCTGCACGGCGAGACGATGGTTGGCTATGCGGCTCAAGCTGCCTGCCTGAATTCGACCATCCTTGCCAATGCCAATTCCTTCAGTGCTAATGGCTCCCAGCCTTCTGGCGTGTTGGCGACTGATCAGGCCTTGACCGGCGCACAGATGAAAGAGCTTCGCGAGCGATTCAGTGAGCTTACGAAAGGCGAGAATCGTGGTGGCGTTCCGATTCTGGGCTCTGGTCTTAAGTGGTTCCCGATGGGCGTATCTGCCCAGGATGCTCAGATGGTCGAATCTTACGGCATGACGGTCTTAGACCTTTGCCGTATTTTCCGAGTCCCCCCTCAGCTCTTGGGCCTTGAGTCCAATGGCGCGGCGTCCAGTGTCGAGGTCTTAATCAATCAATGGCGAGCCTCTGGCTTGCTTTACATGGCTGAGCTGATTGAATCTGCGATGGAAAAGGTCTTACGGACTGACACCGATGAGGAGATTCGATTCGACCTTTCCAACATTGCGCGCGCCGATTCCAAGACCGAAATGGAGACCTTGGCTGTGGCGGTTCAGAATGGCATTTACTCGCCTAATGAGGCCAGAGCTGTGGTTGGCAAGCCTGCGGTTCCCTTTGGCGATTCCCCGAGAGTACAGGCGCAGAATGTCCGGCTTCAGGATGCCAAGCCTGCTGAATCGAATGCCTCGGCAGGCCAAGAGCCACCCCAAGCTCCGAGTGAGCCTGATGAGCCAGAGGATTCTGATGATTCCGATGATCTGGAAGCTAAGGCCTTTGCTCAGGTTGCCAAGCGCATTGAATATATCAAAAGACTAAATGACCGAGTAAACAATGGATAATATTCTGATAGACGCCATCGCTGAGGTTATCCGAGAAAACAATGTTCGGCTTGAAAGCAAGTTCGAGACGAGGATTAAAAGCCTTGAGGAGCGACTGGAGCAGGCAGGCGAGGTTATCGACCAGCTTTCCCATAAGTCGGTCATTTCGGCGCATGAGCCAGGCGAGGTAGTCCGCGAGGGCAGCCTTCGCCGGTTTGGCCTTGGCGCGGTATTCCAAGCCCTGAAAGATACGGCCAAGAGTGCTGATGAAAGCCCAGAGGACTGGCGTCTGATGATTGACGGCTTCAAAGCCCCCGAGACCACTGATTCTGGCGTCTCAGTCAAGACCTACGGCGGTTTCGAGTCCGAGATTAAGCATGGCATGGCTGGCGAAGTAGGCCAGCGTGGCAAGACTGGGCCGCAGGGATTGCGTGGCGATGATGGCATCGGTGTCGAGGCTGTCGAGGTTACGGATACTGGCATTGCGATTGTCTTGACCACTGGCAAGGCGGTTGGCTTGGACTTCAGTAAGGCGATGGCTCGGGCGATTGACGATGTGGGCGATATTATCGAGGCCAAAGTGAAGGCCTTTGGGGGCGGCCATGTGTAACCTTTATCGCCAGAGCGTAACCTTCGGCTCATGGCAGATGGGCGATGACCAGTCCAGCCTTGTCGAAATTGCCGATGTTCGCGACCCAGACTTTGGCACGGCCTTACTTGCCCAGTTCAAGGCTCATGCCAGAATTACCTATAACTATGATGATGCGATTCTCCCGAACTTTATCAATGCGGCCATCATGGAGCTTGAGCAGTTTTTGGAGTTTCCGATTCTGCCTCGGAGCTTCTCTTGGAATGTCGGCACAAGCACGACCTTTGAGAAGTATCAGGTTCCCCTTCGCAACTCTAAGGCCACCGGCCAGCAATATGACTTTGAGCCCCTGCGTGGCAAGGTTATCATCAACAAGCCAGCCTCTTGGCCTGTCGAGCTTGTGGTTGGCTTTGACTCCATTGCCGACATCCCACCAGACCTGAAATTAGCCATCCTGAATGTCTCAGCCACCTATGAGCAGCTCCGGTCTACGATTGAGCTGTCTGCTGCGGATCTATCGGCTCCGGTGATTTCGCGTTATGGAGTGATGCGTGTTTAACATTGGTCGCTCGCGTTATCAGCTAAAGATTGAGACCCCTGCCGTCACTCTTGACGCCATGGGCTCTCCGGTCATGAGCTGGACAGAGTATGCCACTGTCTATGGCGAGGTCGAAAATGATAATGTCGACCAGACCGATTCGACCCAGACCGGCCCGAGGCGCGAAGTCTCTCGGTCTATCACCTATTCTGTGCGATGCCATCATTCTCAGGAGTTCAGCCCAGCCATGCGCGTGGTCTCGGCTTCTGGCGTCATTTTCGAGATTACTGCTGTCCGTTACAATGCCATGCGAACCCAAGCCTTCATTGATGTAGTGGCAGGGGTATCGGCTGGAGGCGTCCCATGAGCCTGACTATTGAATGGAATGACAAAGGCCTGAAAAAGATATTCGAGGCCCTTAGCCCAGACCAGCAGGCAGACTTCCACAAGAAGGCTCTGCGATCGACTGCCACCAAGGTTGCTAGGATTTCCAAGCAAGCTGCTTCCAATGCAGGCTATGGCAGGCAGGGCGAGACCACAAAGAATGGCTGGGTCTGGACTCGATACGGTCGAGTATTGTCCTCAATATCGGTCTCTAAGACTTGGAAAAAGGCCAAGTCCATTGGCGTTAAGGTTTACAATAAGGCTGGAGCTCGCGGATCATTCCGAGGCTCTGCACCTCATGCTCACCTGGCTATTCTTGGGCATCGCAAGTTCTACCCAAGGCCGAATGGCTCGACAGTGCAGGATGGCTTTATTAAGGGCGTTCCCTTTTACCAGTCAGCGTATAATCAGGCAGATGTGATATTCGAGCGCGAGATTGAGGCATCTGTGGGCCGTATGGTTCGCAGGCTGAACAAGGCAGGAAAACTGTAATGGCCGAACCTGAGAAAATAATTGTTGATGCTATCAATGCCTTGGGCGTCTTTGACAAGGTTCGCTGGCTTATTGCCGAGTCCGATTCGGACGCAGAGCCGACTGCTCTGCCTTTATTTATTCTTTCTGACGCTGGCCGTGACTTTACGGCTGCCCAGACCTTTTGTGGCTCGGACTTCTCTATCCGCAACTATTCGGCCATTATCATTGCTGAGTCTGCTGCCGATGTCCGCAGTCTATTTGAACAGTGCCGGACAGCTTTATCCGGCATTGCCAACATAACTGGATCCTCCGACAGTTATGACTCCGAATCGGGGGCCTTTACCTGTGAATTATCTTTAACTTACTAGGAGTCTTACCATGTCTAGCTATGTCCTAAAAGGGAAAGCCATCTGGATTTCCAAAGAGCCGGCCCCTACGGGTCTGGCTATTACCGCAGTCACCAAGGCTGCTGAATGTGAGATTACCGTGGCCAACACGGCATCTCCTGGCGATATTGTCCGAGTCGAAGGGACTGGCTTTAGTTCCTTGGATGGCAAGGCCTTTGAAATTAAGTCGGCAAGCCTGACGGCTGTCGTTATTGACTTCGACACGACTGCCGAGACCGGAACCTTCACCACTGGTGGCAAGGCGTATATCTATGACGCTGACACTGGCCTTGTTTGCGTCTGCCTTAACTCTTTCGGCGTGAACCGTGAAGCTGCTGCGACCATTACGGCTGCCACCTTCTGCGGAACCGACACCTTGGCAGGCCAGCCTGGTGCTGTGACCTTTGAGTTCGCTGGCTTCGATGATCCTGAGTCGGCTGGTCTGGCTGAGCTTATCAAAGCCCAGATGGACGGCAAGCCTCGCGTGATGGTCTATGTCTATCCGGCATCGGCCAGCAGCACTGGAAAATCGTATAAGCTGATTCTGCCTTCGGTGGTGGTCTCTGGTCTTAACGGCCCTGTGGCAACTGCTGATGGTGCTGCCACCTTTAGCGGAACTGGCACTGTAAACGGCACTCCGACCTACACTAACTTGTAATAAAATGGCTCGGCCCAGCTTGGATTCGTTCAAGTCGCTGCCCCGTCCGGCATTGGGCCGAGCCTACTTTTAGACGGGAATGACGGGAGATATTTATGTTGCGTTCCATTGTTGCTGAATTACCTGGTTTCGAAAGTGTCGAGATTCGCGAGCTGGACTATCGGGAAGCTGAGCCTTTATTTGACCTGCCATCTGACAAGCTGGGCAAGGAGATTATCAAGGCAAGCCTTTACCGGAATGGCTCGAAGGTCTTTGACGGCCCTATTGGCTTGGCTGAGGCGACTGCCTTGTTTACCCTTGTCGATAAGGTTTTGGAGGTCAATGGCATGGGAAAGCAAAAGGGGCGTTGACGGATGGCGAGCTAATTCTTTGTCAGGTTGCAGATGCTCTAAAAATTGCACCTTGCGAGATTAGGAAGTGGCCTTTGTCGGATGTCTTGATGGTTCAAAGGTATTGGGCTTATCAGCATATGAAGCGCGAGGAAGCGACTGCTGCTGATAACCCAGACGCGATGGCTGCAATGTTTGGGAGATAATGATGGCAAATGATGCAGTTCAAATAAAACTTACGCTCCTTAACGAACAGCTAACAAAGCAGCTTAGGGATACTGAGCGAAAATTTCAGCGTCTAGAGGCCAATGCCAAAAAGTCAACAAAGGGCATCTCGGATGCCTTTACCGCAGCCTTTTCCAGTATTGCAGTTCCGGCTGCCGTTTTTGCAAGCGTCTCAGCCCTAACGGATAAGCTAATCCAGACAGCCAAGGCGGTTGGCGACCTAAATGACAAGGCCGTAAGCCTTGGCGTGTCTTTTAAGAATTTCCAAGTCCTTCAGTTCGCAGCCATCCAGTCTGGCGTAGGCGTTGACAAGCTCACACAGTCCATGGGCAAGCTTCAGGCTACCTTGGGCCAAGTGGCTGAGGGCGAAGGCGGCAAGGCTGCCGATGTTATTAAGAAGCTCGGCCTTAATATTGAGCAGCTCATAAACCTTGAGCCAGATGAGCAGTTCGCCACTATTGCCCAAGAGCTTGCCAAGATTCCCAACCCGTCCGAAAGGGCGGCTGCTGGCGTGGCCTTGTTTGGCAAGGGCTTCAGAGAGCTGAACCCACTGATCAATGACAGCAAAGAGGGTCTGGCTGGCTGGGCTGATGAAGCTGAGAAGGCTGGCGTCATTATTGATGACCTCACGCGCGACAAGATGGCGAGGTTCGATGACTCTATCGAGACCATCAATTTGCAACTTCAGGCATCTCGGGCTAAGTTCCTTGCCCCCTTTGCTGAGTTCCTAAGCACTACTTTTTCTTATGCTTTAGATGACAGCATCGGCAGGTTTGAAAAGCTCATTACCCTCCAGTCCCAGCTTAGCCTGGGAGGGCTGACTCGGCAGGTCATTGAGCTTGGCCGACAGACTAGTGCTGCTTCTGATGCAGTTACGGGCTCACAAGGCCCAAGGACTCGTGGCGGTCGGCGCGGAGCTGCCCCTGTTGCTGCCGAGATTGAGGCCGAAGTTCCTAAGATTAAGGAAGCTTCTGCAAAGGCCGGACGGGTTGCTGGAAAGGCCAGAGCCACTGCCGAGGTCGATACTTATAAGCAAACCTTGACAGATGCCCAGAAATCCCTTGCCGATGCTCAGGCTAAGCTGTTTGGCTTTGAAAGTGGCGGGCTAGGTGGCCTTGAGGCCGTAGAGCAGCAGATAAAGCTCAGAGAGCGCATCGCATCCCTTGTGGGCGATGAGACCAGTCCGGAAAGAATAAAGGCTCTCACGGACATTGCTCAAGCGGAATTCGATATAGCTCAAGCCCTAGAGGAGCAGATTGAGGTTCGCGAGCGTAATGCCAAAGCCACACAGGATGCCAATGCTCAGATGGAGCAAAATGCTCTTGAAATGAAGGCGGCATGGGAAAGCACGGCCAATGTGATTTCCAATGTCTTTGCAGGCATTATCACCGGAGCCAGCTCGGCCAAGGATGCTGTCCTGGGTCTTATCGAAGCCATTTTGCAGGCCATCGCTCAGGCTGCCATCCTTGCGGCCTTCGGACAGGGAACCTTCAGAGGGAACCTTGGATTTTCAGGTGGCTCTGGCGGTACGGCTAGAAGTGGCCCCCCTGGGCCTTCGGTTCGCGTCTATAATTACGGCCAAGCGGCAGGTGGCGTAGTGACTCGCACCGGATCTGACGGCTCGGTGGACATTATGATTGGCCAGATTGCCAAGGCTATCTCAAGTGGCGGCAACCAGCTCGACAATACCCTTCGCCGGACTTATGGAATCAAAAGGATTGGCGTATGATTTCCGATGACCTTAAGCGGATATATGCCTCGGCTCCCGTGAATATTACGGCTTATGAGGCACTCTATCTGTCTCATCCGGCATGGGAAGCTCCGATTGCTTTAATCACAAACTCTATCGTGCCAAGGACTTTCAACTTCAAAGGCTCTCCGGTCGAGTTCCAGCCTGCTACCTTTTCGACCCGTCTGCCCAAGCGCGATGATTTCGGCCTTGTCGACTTTGAGGTGCTTATCCCCTTGACGGCCAATGTGGCCAATATGATTGAGCTCGCTGAGTCTGCTGGCAGCCCAATATCGGCAGCCCTGACGGTCTACATTGACGGCCAGGCTAATGAGCAGCTCACGCCTATTGAATTGCAGATGGATCAGATTGCGATGTCCAATGAGTATGCCTCGGGACGGGCGCAACGAATCGACCTTCTGAATCGAGCCTTCCCTCGCCGGATTGTCCGTTCCGATGTCTATCCTGGGCTTTGGCGATGAAGCTGGCCTCGGACTTTGTGGGCATCCCTTATGCAGACTTGGACTGCTATGCCCTTGTCCGCGTGGTGTCCTCTGAGGTCTATGGCCTGAACTTGCCAGACTTCCCTGATTATGTCCAGAATGCCGAGGCCATCATTGCCAAAGAGAAGGCAAGCGGTCACTGGGCTCATGTCGAAAGGGCTCAGGCCAAGGCAGGCGATATTGTCACTATGTCTCCGGTGATGGACTCTGGCAGGCATGTCGGCATCCTGATTGAAAATGGTCTTGTATTACACACCTCCATAAAGTATGGTTCACTTATCCAGATGGAAAAGTCTCTGGTCTTGATGGGCTTCCAAAAGATTGATTTTTTTAGGTTTAACCCATGATTATCCATGTCCCCAATGTCTTTCGTGATGAGACCATAGTCAGGCATGACTATGCTGGGCCGATAATCGACTTCCTCCAGAAAAAGTGGCCGGAAGGCTTCCCTGGCGGTGTTGGCCGAATCTATGTCAATCAAGAGGAAGTCAATGTCGATGACTATGACATTGAAATAGGCGAGGACGATACCTGCGTCATTATCACAGGCGAGCCTCGCGATCCTGTAACGGCTGCCTTTGTGGCCTATGCTGCCGGTACGGCAACGGCTGCCCAATTTGTCTTTGTCACGGTTGCCATTAATCTTGCCCTTGCCCTAGCCTCGGCAGCAATCACTTCAATCTTTGCCAAAAAGCCAAGCCAGCGCAGGGCGGCTCGGCAGGTCTATGAGATTGGCTCTGCCCAGAATCAGCCAGCCTTGGGCGAGGTTATCACCGAGCACTTTGGGTCTTTGTGGTTCTACCCTGATGTGGCCAGCCAGCCTTATACTTTCTTTCAAAACAATGAGCAGTATATCCACCAGCTCTTGCTGGTCGGTGCTGGGCAGTATCAGATTGATGATATTCGGTTCGGCTCCACTGACTTTGCCCAGATTCCCTCTGGCCTTGTGGAATATCAGGTCTTTGGCCCCAGCGACCATAAGTCACAGTATGGTCAAATCCAAAGCCTTTTCGGTATAAATGAGGATGTTATCAGCGTCCCCGAGGTTCAGTCCATTGAGCTTTCACGCAATGCCCAGACCTCATTCTTTGGCGCAGCTTATTCCTCGGATAAAGAGCTTCGTGGCAAAGAGCCACCGACCGGATTTAATGTTGGCGATGTAGTAACCCTTTTGGGCGACAAGGTGACAAGTGTCAATAATCACCGGATTGACCGGACAATAACTGCCATCTCAGGTAATAAGATTGTCCTCAATGCCTTGGCCAATGATGCCGCGAACCCGTGGTATCAGGCTGTAAAAGACGATGATGGCTGGCGTGGCTGGTTCGAGGCACTGCCTGCTGGCAAGACCACAGACCGTCTGGACTTTGACTTCGTGTTCGCTTATGGCCTTTATAAGACCGACTCAGACGGAGATTTCCGCAGGCGTTATTGCTTTATAGATGTCGAGGTTCAGCAGATTGATGACCTCGGCAACAATATCGGCCCAGTCATTACGCGCTCATATACTTACTTCGCTGCGACTAATGACCCGATTCGGAAGTCGGAATCCATTGCCGTGCCTGCCGGAAGGTTCAAGGCTCGCGTCCGGCGCAATGATCGCGATGATGCCAAGTCCAATGAGATGTCCCGTGTCTCTTGGGTTGGCTTTAAGGCATATGCCATCAACACCATCGGTCAGTTTGTCTATGGCGATGTGACCATCATCGGCGTTAAGATGAAGGCTTCCAATGCTTTATCGAACACCTCAGACCGGATAAGTGTCAAGGCAACTCGGAAGCTGCCGACCTTATCCTCTGACTTGGCGACCATCGAGCCGACGGTCAATGTGGCT